TCAAGATGAATGTTGCTATATTCCTGAGACAGAGCATCAAAGATAGGATACAGAAGCTCTAATCCACGATGAGGTGTCGTATGATAGATGAAACGAATAGTGTCAGTATTTTTCTTCTTTGGCTCATAACGCTTCTCGATCGCGTTACGAATTACAGAACACTTAGAGTAAGGAAGACCAAAGTAAGTGATATACTGATCACGCTGCCATGCGGTAACGAAAACAAAATGATCGAACTTCTTCCAACCGTCGTTCATAAGAATTTTGTTTTCGGGATCGCCTGCAAGGTCATGGCACCACAGGATATTCTTTACATCGTCATAGATCTGACGAGGACGAGAAAGGTGAATGGCATAGCCTTTCAATAGCTCTTTATCAACATTGTCGATAAGACGTTGGCGCATCATTTCTGTGCCACCTTTTGAGTTCTTAGACAACTCAGTCTCTACGACTTCACCTTTGTAGATACAACTCACAGATTAATCTCCTTCTTAAAATCTTTAAGCGAATCCCAACGGAAAGATCTCCATCCACCAACATCAGTATCCCAAACAGCGAGCACTTCAGGGTTAGGCTTCTTCTTTTGAATAGCCTCTTCAATGTCTATTTGTGTAGGAAGAAATCCTTCGTTGAGCGTGCAAGCCATTACTCGCTCTTCGCCGTTCTTTTTAGTAAATGTAACTTCACAAATACCGTCGTGCAAAGCCTCTAAGAGCGCTTCTTTATTCCACTGGGCTTCCATAATCTAAAATCCTCTTATTTCATTACGTATGCGCGTTTTTCAAGATCTTTAGCAGAACCACCGCGAAGATCGTTCATGCGAACACGAATCTTGCGCTTATTGGTTTGTTCTTTGTTGGGATTGTCGATGGTAACCCAAGGGTTCGAACCATCAAGCCATGCTTTTTGCTTGTTAAGCGCGTTATCTGCTTCACTTCTCTCAGCTCGAACTGCGTTAAGAGTACCGCTCGAAACATTGCTATGAATGCCCTTGCTGATGAAGCCTTTAGATTTTCCACCTTTTTTAGCCATAATGTAAGCTCCTTTTCAAATTTAATTATATTTAATTATTTCAAAATCTCGAAGAATGTTGAATGTTATACTTGCAACTTCTTGTGTCGGGTCTAATCGTAATTGAGTTATAAATCTATCTACAAACTGTAATTCTTTATTATTTTTGCTTGCTATGGTAAGACCTTCGAAAAAAGTTTCTATATCATACGGATTTTCGTAAAATATCCTATGTACACGCTTCTCTTTGTTTTCTTGTTTCATGTACTTCCTTTTCGTAAATATCTTTAAGTACTTCGTAAAAGGCTCCGAGAGTTCCATTGTTATGAATTCTGTACATCTTTACTTCAAACTTGTGTGGTAAGACGTACTTCTTTTCGATGGGAGTATTGTGTGAATTCACAAATTCTACATATAGATTACCATCTAGATAGCGTCTTGAATCTGAAGAATAATCGTGGCCTTCGCGCGTCAACTGAACTAGTACGAAGTTTTCGGAACCAACTTTATTTATAACTGGTATAAGTTCATCAATAAAGCCGCCGTCTGAGATACAATAGTCTCTCGTGATATCTATTTCATCTGCGACTTGTTTTCCGAAAATATCTTCGCCAAAGGCCGGCTTTGTAATTTCTTCTGAAACATAAATCATAGCTTCTCTGCGAGACATTCCCTCGAGAAGTTCTTCTGGTTGTTCTTTAATGAGGCGATCCTTGTATCCATCCATGAACCATTTTTCATCAACAGCAAAGAACGAGATCGTTTCTCTGAAAAGTTGGTATTTAAAGGAAAGATGCTTGAAGCCTTTTTCTTTAAAGAAATCAGCTGCAGCATCTTTCCCTGTGCCTGGAGGGCCGTTAAAGAGTATAATCATAGTGTATCTGCTACGATCTCTTCTAGCTGCTCCGCAAAAGCTTTTGACCATTCTTCTGAGGTGATACCAGTGAGAATGAATTCACGGTCGTTGTTATTAAGGTACGGCATAGCTTCTTGAAGCGAGACAAAGCCACCCGACCAAAGAGCCATGTCTTCAGGGTTCACGGGAATATCTCGAGTACGAACAACACCAGTAAGAATACTTTTACGCTGAATAATCATAGTCTTTATCTCCTTTGCCACAGAATCGTTGCATATAGCCAATATAATACAACCAGAAAAAATGTCAACTGTTTTTTAAACCTTTTACATGACTTCTGTGTATTTTACACTGAATGATTCCATTGTAGTAACTATCGTCAAGTAACACATTTCTATCAAACTGTTCTTTAGCTTCAAGGTAAGACATTATGCCTCTCGTATCACAAAGATGTAATATCTCTCTCTTAAAGTTCTCAGCTCCTCTTTCTTCGACCAACTGCTTAACCTCTTCAGATGAGCCATAATAGTTCATCCAATCAGACTCTAGTATTTTCGTTCTCTTGCGAGTCTTACCCTTGAGAGGAGCAAGCTTGCGCTTCGATTGAAACAGTTTTTTACCTACATACTTTTTACTATTTGATAGATCAGTTATAATATACACAAAACCAACATATTTGTCAATCATTTCGCTCGTAAATTCTTCACCATTGTATAACCACATAAAAAAATACCTCTAAGTTAATAGAGGTATTTATTTGATAGTCCGGATTTTCCGGATTAAGATCTTCTCATCTGCGCAGCATCAACAGCTGCTTGCTTGTTATCTTTTCTGATAGGCATGGCATTTGATTTATGAGTATCGACAATACCCATGATTTCATCACCAGTGTATCGCATACTTTCTTTTTTGGTGCCATTACCAGCAACTTTGTCACTCGTCACTCGAGGGCCTGTTTTGTAATCAGGAATCTCATAGCGATAGTCTGACTTTTTACCAGTTACACCCAAACTTCTAAGATAAGCTTCGTGCTCCTCTTGGCGTTGTTTCCAACCCGGTTTACGATTGATCTTAGATTTACCATGGACTTGCACACCGCGAATCATATGCATAGACATTCGTATCCTCCGTCATTATTTACACAATATACTAAGTTTAAACGAATGTCAACTAAAATTTTCCCTCACCATACCCGCCGATGGTGTTTTCTATTTCTTTTGAAAGATCGTCATAACCACCAATGTATCGATTGTCCCACCAAATTTGTGGAACAGTCTTATACTCAAAGTCTACTCTTCCATCAAGTTCTTTTTTGAAATAATCAAACTCAATGTTCTTGAATTCGTGTTCAAGACCATATCTTTTTGCAAGGTTCTTTGCTCTTAAACAATAAGAACAAACACTAGTTCCGTAAATAGTAATCAATTCTCCTGTCTCCTGTCAACAACATACGCTCCTTCTGGTAAATTCATAGCGTAAGTTAATTCTTCAAATTGTTGTGGGGACAATGTGATAATATAATGCTGCTCTAGATCCTCATCCCATTGCCTGATGTATACTACATCATCATAGATTAGAAACTCTACATCTTCATATTGGCCTGTTTGATCTAGAATTCTAATGCCAAGCTCATCCCATTCTGTTTCAATTGTAAACATGTTTAATCCCACAAATTCTGGTAATATTTACCGAAAAGACGGAAGCCGTTTTGGATACGTGCAGCGTATGCTTTGCGACCTTCCCAATCTGTTTCAGCGGTGTGTTTAGGACCACGAACCATTTCGCTGGTGCCTTTTTCGTCGATTTTTTTAAAGCGAAAGTCATACTCACCAGTAGTGAACCGATCTTCCCAATCTTGGTTAGCACCACCATCTAGACTTTCAAACGCAAAGATCATTTCATCCATGATCCAATCCCAACGTTCAAAGAACAGATCGTCAGTTGTACCCTCTCTACTGTAAGCTTTAAGATCGGTTTCACTCGGACGCATATGCTCAGGAACGTCTTCAGCATCTACATCTGGAGCACCATGCTTCTTTTCTTTAAGTTGCTTGAGCATAGGTCGAACAATGTAACCAAGAGTAGTTTCCATGTTCCAAGTATCCCAACGGTCGATATGAACATGAATTTTACGCTTTTTCTTCTGCTCGATCCAAAGCAAAAGCTTATAGATCCAAGTATTAGGACGATCGTCACCCCACGAATTTTCTTCCCCTACTTCAGGTTCTGGAAGAATGCTACCGTGAGCAAGCCATTCGCCAAAACGATGAACACAGTCAGCAGTATGCGGAAACCCGTATTCATCTTTTTCTTTGGGAACCCAAAACAGGATTTTTTGAGCCAGTTGATACGGGCCGAACCAGTCTTTGTAAGGTCCTATACGTACTTTCATTTTTATTCCTTATTTAGAACTAGTATTGTGTGATTGCCAACTAACCTTAGGTTGAACAGGGCACTGTGTATTTGAGCAGACGTATCCCATAACACCTTTCCATACCATGCCACACTTAGAGCACTCTCGCATATTTTCGTTCATCTCTAAAGAAGGTGTAGGATAAACAGGGGGTATACTACGAATTTTCATTTCAATAACATCCAAACGTCGAATTACTTCATCAAATAGTTCACGGGTAGACGGTCCTTCAACCGCACAACCATATCCTTCTGGGCAGCATGGCTCTGTCTTTTTATCGAATGCCCACTTCCATACTCGTCCACAACGACGGCATGGAAGTTCTTTATAATCATTCTGCTTGCTTGTCATCAGCTTTCTCTGCTTTCTCTTCTTTTTCCTGCTTCTTGACTTTCTTCTTCAGGCGCTTAACAACTTCGTCACCATCCATCCAGATATCTTTGTTCTCAAGAATAGAAGTGATTTCTTTTTCTGTGAGGAAGTCAGCATAGATGTCGCGATGCAGCTTTTCAGACCAAACGCGCTCATGCTTAAGTTGGTCAAACATCTCGCCACCTTTACCAATTACACCACTTGAATAGTTATGGAACATGAACATCGAGTGTTCAGATACCTCGAACTGGTGACCACACATGAGAATAATAGTCGCGGCGCTCATACAAGCACCTTCTACAGATATAATAACACTACCTTGTGTTTCTGTCAATACTCGAAGGAATTGAATTGCGGTAAAAAGATCGCCGCCATACGAGTTGATATGAATTTTAATAATGTCGTTTTGACTAGAATTTCGAATAAGATCGAACCATTCAATGTATTCTTCTGCAGACTCGATAGTTCCGCACAGATAGAACTCATGAATATTTACAGCTGTCTTGCTGGTGTAACGCTCGCTTTGTTTATGCGGAGTTTTAAAAAGATCTAGAAGATCAACGTTTTTATTTGTCTTTTGCATTGGCGCGGAATTCCTTTACATCATCCATAGCAGATACAAGAGTATCAGCATAATTTAAAGCAGTTTGTTCATTCAGTACAAGCGTGGTTTGCATCTCAGCATAACCTTTAGTGAGCAGTTGCCAGATTTGTTTCCAGCGATTTTTCTCCCACCATTTTGTATGTACTGTATTATATATGTGAACTTGAACGTGCATATCGTCAGCTTCTACTTCAAGGGTATGAGCACAGTCTGGATCACTACAATCGCATTGAACATAATAGAACATAGCATCGCCATAATCGCCTTGCTTTAGAATTCCAGTTGCTGGTTTTTCAGGTACCATTATGAGCCCTCATAGCTAATTGTTCTTCCAGTATCTTCATAAATGCTGACCCACGCGCAGCCGTATGCAGGGCAGATCTCAACAAATTGAGGGAGCATGTTATGATCTTTGAGTCCATGACCACCAGCTAGAAAATATGCACCAGTGATTTCAGGATGAGTATGACGAAATCTTGCCCTCTCGCGTTCGTAGAGCTCAAGAGCTTTTTCAAGCTTTTGTGCCTTATCGCGCCAATAGTCGGCTGCAGCAACAGCTTCTTCT